TCATTTGCACTCCTTCAATGTAATGTCAGGCGCTTTTTCGCTCCATCCCTTCGCCGTCAATGCATGCTGAATTGCGACCGACGCCAAAATCAAGAGCGGCCCCCATGGATCGCCAGCAACAAACTCCCAAGCCCCAAGCATTGTGGTCAAATGAAGAAAGGCATACCCCAGTTTGTTGACCTTCACATCAAGCCGCCATAGCCGATAGATCGACGACAGCATGATCCCAATGCCAAGCACAATCTTTAACAGATTCACAAAGTCAGAATTCAAGAAGGGAATGATTTGACTCATGGGTTACCTCGCCCATTTCTGAATGAACAGCTCGATCCATTCCGGTATTTTTCGCCAAGCATAAGGGCCGGACACTGCGAAGGCGAATGCCATCACATTGACAACTTTGGTTCCCCATGCGAAAAACTCACCGACGCCGTTAGCTGCAATGGCCGATCCGATCACAGTAAGAATTGCAATTAAAATAAACTTCCATTTTGGCAAAGCTCCCTCGCCAGCAGACTCAGCGAGCAACAACGCCCACGCCGCCGCGCCAATCAAAGCAGCGGTAATAGATTGCTGCGACACCCCAAAGACGGCATTCAAGAACGCACCAAAGGCAAGCCATGCGCCTATCGTTGCTGAAGTAGGTTCGCTCATTTAGCCCGTTCCTTAAGGTTGTTTGTTGGTCGGACCTGGCCCCGACTTTTTGTTTTGATTTGGGCTATTCCTGGTGATTGCAGCGCTTTCGCCAAGGAATGACGCTTGGAACATCTCCATCCATGCGGTCGCTTTTGCGCCATACCCGGGACTGGAGTTCGCGCCTTTGAGGTATGCGCGTGACATCATGAAATATTTCAGCGCCACGTACTGATCACCCTCTTGAGTTAGCTCAACAATGGAAGGGCCAGAAGCGTTAGCAGCGCCATTTGCGGCAGTCAAAAGCGTAGGCGGCTTGGCATACATGATCTCGACTTGCGTTCCCGCCCTCGCGGACGGATACACCCGAAACCCGGAAGGTTTCTGCTCGTCGTACATGAAATGAAGAATTCGATCTGCCGGAGCCTCGCCGCGCCAGTTTGGCCGGGATCTAGACAAAAGCTCTTCGCTCACCAAAGAGATCGCTCTATTGGAGATATGAGAAATATTTCTAACAATGTCGAATAGCTTTCTTGATCCGTCAGGCAAAGCCTGATCGAACCCGGCTGCAAGCGACATAGGCTCAGTTGCAAGGTAAAGACGAGGCTTTAATTCCATCATCTGGGCGCGGCCATCATTGGCGTAAGCCACCCAATCATCGGTCGTCCAGTAATCTCTATCTGGATTCTGGGCGTCAGCCGCGCACTCCGTTACTAGCTCATGAAATTTCTTCATAATGAATGCGCGAAGGTCTGAAGTCTAGGCGTAGAGAATCCAACGCCTTCACGGTTGTACACGCTATCAAGCCCCATTTGATAGCGAGACTCAAACTCACCTATCTTGTCGGCCTTTGCATATGATGCAAGCTCATGTCCGTGAAGAATGGCGATGGCTTTGTACCCGATGATGTTGGCGTACATCTCGTACAGGAACAAGGGCGCTTCTAACCCATTTCGAGACGGTTGATAAAATGCAGTCGCCTCAATGTCTTGATTCTGTTCTGGCGCGGGGATTAGGATCAACCTTCCGGGCCGGTCTGAGAATGCGCACTCAACCTCGCCAACAAGGTCTGACCATCCCGAGGGATACTTTGCTTCGAGCTTTGCCTTGTCCAACAAATTGATTGGAGTGCCGTCAACGATAATGCGCTGAGAAACCTCAAAGGGGAATGCAGTACCAGCCATATTCGGAAGGTAAACGAATCGCTCGCCAGCTACAAACTCAACTGCAATTGGCTCGCTCCATATTCTCGTCTTTTGGCAGAAGTCAATGAGCGCATCTCTAACGGCATCAACCAATGTTGGCTGAGGAACGCCGTTTAGATGCGAGGATATGATGTTCTCCCATGCCTCAAGACTGATGAGACTCACGCCAATGCTTTCCCGCTTAGCTCAAGCTGAGTGATTTTCTCTCGCTTGGATTGATCGGTCGCATTCTTTCGAAACGTATGCCCGTACCGCTCAATGGCGATCTTGTCTAACGTTGCGCTGTCAAGTCGATTGAGATCAGGGACGGCAGAAGGATTAACAGCCTGCTCTTCAAGAGTCTGGCTAACATCCATCTTCTTAGCCGCGTCATCATCCGCTTCTTGCTTGGCTTTGGCGAAGTCTTCTTTTGAAACCACCTCATCGTCAGCAAGAGACCACACCCCAGGATGCCCTAGAAGTTTCGCTGCGGCGACCGGAGGGACGGCATGCGACTGACCGGGAGACCAAGTTAGCCCAGTGCCAGCGACATTATCAGTCTTGCTTTCCTTTGTCCCGATGTACTTAATATTCTTCATTGTTACGCGAGGCATTTCTGCCTCGCCCTCATCGTTAGACCGCGCCGATCATCTTGCCGGACCATACCAACAGCAATTTATTGCCATTAGCCAGAGTTCCCGCTTGAAGAGTCGCCCAAATATCGATTGGGTCATCGCATCGGATGATGGCCTTATTCGAATTGAACGAACCGGCGGCAGCTACCGATTGCGCCGAGAAGAATGAAGTCGCAGAGTTTGCGGGAGATCCCGTTCCTCGGCGCTCATGCCCCACATTCAAACTCAAACCGACAACGTTATCGCCGGTAGGAACTCGAATTTCCATGTTGTAAACATCAACACCGGCAGGGATGGTGCCCATGTAAACGCGGTCATTCACAAGGGATGTGCCGCTATGCGTATAGGCGAAATAATCGCCAGTGGTATCACCGAATGCTTGAGTATGGTTAGCTCGAACAGCGGTATTTCTAAAATCAGCCATGTTTGTTTCTCCAAAAGGGCCGAAGCCCTTGATTTAGTTACTCAATTAAGCGGTGAGGACTGGGCGCTTAGCTGCCACGTCAACAACGACAATGCCGTTGTCGGTCGCCTCTCTTTGACCTGTGATTGGATCAAGCTGACCAAATTTGATTTTCTTGCGCCCGCAGATTTGCCAAACGGCAAATTCGCTCTTGCGCTCGTAGTCATATTTGTTTTCGCCCATGTCCATGTAGTCTCCGCCAGCGGTTGAGCCGTAAGCTTCAGCCAAGGCTTGAGCGCCAAGGATGACGATTCGCTCAACAAAGAAGTTGGCACCAAGCGCTGCGTTAATAACCACGTCAGTCTCTGTCTGTCTCCAGTTGTTAAGCTGAGTTCCAGACAAGCGATCAGCCGCCGCGACATACTTAGTGGTGGTGCTCTGAGCAAAGCGAACCGAGCGAGGAGCCTTCACCATGTACAGATTGCCCCACTTGACAGCCTCGCGGTTGAACAATGGATGGCGACTGCCGCTAGATGTTTTACGAGCCATGGCATCGGCCTGCCATTGACGCCAAGTCTGAGCGCCAGCCTCGCGTTCCAAGCTCAGGAAGGCATAAGGAGAAAGCTGCATCACATAGATAGGCGAATCAGACGATGCATTATCATCAGCAATCATTACCGGCTTAAGCACAGGCTCAGATTCAAGCCATGTACCGAGATAATCCAGGTGCTCAAGCTTGAAGAGATCGGTCGAGTCAATCGTGGCAAGATTGATGCCGCCCTGCTTAATGTCCGTGCCGTCCACTACGAAATGCCGGTTGTAGCTTGGAGCCTCAACGGCATTGACCATCAGCTCGGCGAAGTCAGGATGATTCGGGTAGACAACGGTGTCTTTAGGATAGACAGTGCCCGCCGAACCACTAATCATGGTCATAACCGACTGGTCGCGGAATCGTCCAGCCTTATTGATAGCAGACGTTTTTGCAAGAGACTTGAGCTGGTACGGAGTGGCTTTTTGAGCCATGTTTCCACCAGCATCTACCGCAAAGGTTTGTTGGCCGATGCGCAGATTCATGGTGCTCATGGTCATCGCATCGCCCTTGCCTTCTGCATTGCGATCACCGGGGATTGGAGGGCCGTTAGGAATGTCGAAAAGGTTCACCTCAACCTCAAGCCCAGCGGTCTTCGAGAGATCGCGTACTTGGGTGATTGGATAGCCTTCGGACGACTGCTGGCGAGCCATTTCGGTTTCCACGTTGCCTTGCGTAGAAACTGGGCCTGTCAACATCTTCGACCAGTGATTGACCTGCTGGGCACCTAGAAATAGGCCTGCGTTAAATAATTTGTTTGAGCCGGGAGTACCGGCGCGAACTGTAGTTTGAGACATTTTTGTTTACCTTCAGAGTGACATTTGAGAGAGCAATCGCTCCCGGTCTGCTGGAGGCATGCTTTCCAGTTTTGCCAACATGGCGTTGGTGTTTAAGCCTTCGATTTGCTCGATAGGGCTTTTGCCTGGAGGCGTGCCGCCGTGGATGTCGCTAAGCGTGGAAGGTGGGGTCGCAGCCTTAGCGATAGCGGCTGCTGCCAACTGTTTGGACTTGTCTTCAACCAATCCCGGAACCTGTATCTGACCGTTCGCGGCCTCGTACATAGCAACAGCTTTTTCAAACCGCTGAGCCATCGACATGCTCTTTGAACTCGGCTGAGTCCTTAGAAATACATCGATCTCGGCGATTGCGTTGAATACCTCTGGTTGACCATCCTTGAGGAGAGATTGAGCATGAGCAAGCTTAGGAACCTGAGAGATAGCGGAGTCAACCTCTACCTGAGTTCTCGCTGCTTCAGCCTTGCTGTATCTGTCATTCGCTTCTCTAGCGGCATCGGCTGCCGCCTTAACCGCAGCCTCCATTTCCGATAGACGAATTGACTGAGACTCAAATGCACCGGCCAAGTCTGGAGCTTCCTCGCGGAACCTTTCTAGCTGCTCTTCTGTCAGCCCTGCCGCACTGGCTGCGCTGGTCTTGGAACTGCTAATTTGCTCTTTAAGTAGCTGAAGCTCTTTTAATGCATTCTGCTCTTGCTGTTGCGCAAGCCGTGCAGTTTCACGAGCCGATTGCGCCGCCTGTCTCTCTGCCTCAAGCACTGAATACGAGATGAAGTTTTTGCCATCTTTCAGCAAAATACCATCTGGAATTACGGCCTTTGGGTCATCCTTTGGTGCATCGGCAATTTCTTTCGGTGGATCATCCTTATCCTTGCCGTCGGTCGCTGCGGCATTGGTATCGACCTTCGGAGTTTCACCATCGATTTCTCGCTGAGCCAAAATAGTTTCGGCCTCCGTGATCTCGTCCAGAGAAAACCCGTGCGGGTTATTGATGACTTCTTGAAGCTTTGCCTCGTCCATATTTCTTCCTACGTTCCAATATCGAATGAATGTCGATGCCGCTCTGTCGCTCGCGGCGTGCTGTAGGTATGGTTTGGCTTTTTTGATTACATTTTGGTAATCGTTAGAAGATTTTCTCTAAGGATGCAACAATTATTCATCTGCGAGAATGAAGAATGCTATCCAGAGAAGTTCGTCTGATGTATCGACGGGCACTGATGCAACACCGCTTTCTTGTCCGTGCCAAAGTGCTCGCATGACAGCGGTTAGCTTATTTCCTTCGCCTTGCTCGTCGTTATTCGCGGTCTCAGTGATCGCGTCGGAAAGCGTCATGCCGTCGATGCGATCCTTCGTTTTTTCTGAGACTAATTCCCGTGGGATGGTATTTGACGCTGCGTAAAGTTTTTTTCGAAACTCGCCGCTGCGCTTTATTTTCTCTAAGTATTCTTCGAACGCTTCGTCATCGTCTGCGCCTCCAGACGATTTAAATAATGGAACACTAACCCGCCTCGTGAGTCCGTGCGCCACTAACGATCCGAATCCACCTCGGCCCAATCCTCTTGAGACGATCATTGTTAGGCCAGCCTTTCGGCTCTATCCGCTCCATCGCCTCGGTACGGCTGAGTCCCCGCGACATCTTCATATAGAGCGCCTTGGCCTAGCGGCGTAATGTCATCATCATCGTAGATCGTCTGGATGCCCGTGCTTGGATTTGTGATTCGCTTATTGCGAAGCAGCTTCTCGATGCGCTCAAGCCGCAACGCCTGGTCGGACGTTAGTCCACCACCGCCACCCGTCGAAACCGCTTGAGCCTGCACCGGCACCGTGTACTGCGTGCTTACATTGTAAGCACCAATTGTCTGAACGACCGGCTGTCCACCGCCATCTACGAACAGGTTGCCGTCGATCACCAATAGATGATTGGCCTCCATTGGCCGCACTCTCCATCCGTTGAGCAAAAAGAAATACACCGGAATTGATATTGGTCCTGACAACAAGTCGCCGCCTACCGATCTAAACGCCACCGGCCACTGTGAATTTAGGACATGCCAATCTACCCATCGCGACCACACTACGGCAGCGCTAACGCTAGCGGAATCGAGAATGATCCGCTTGTTAGGGCCGTCGAATGTAATCGCCATTAGACCAAGTAGGAAGGATCAGACTCGGCTGTTGCCGTAATTGACACCGTCTTGCTGCGAGTGATTATTCCCGGCACCACCACTGGCTTAGCTACACCGGGATTGCCAGCGACCAGAACAACGGCAGCATCCGTGCCCGCCGTTCGACCGCCTTGCACATTGCCATCATAATCAAAAGTGAAAGACACGGACGATCCGGTAATCGTTCCTGCAATATCGGCGATAGCGTCATCATCGACAACGACAGCGCCTGATTCTCCGTAGTCATTGCTAGCGCCAGGAAGCGTAGAGAAGAACAGTTTGAAGTAGCCTGTTCCTCCTTGTGTGAGCAATGAATTGAAGTTCAAACTTCCGGCAGCAGCGTAAGGATAGGAGCGCTGCACACCATTTTGATCCAGGAAAACGACACGGTTCAGGTCGGCTGGGGCCACTCCGGAGATGAACACTCCCAGCGTGGTGTAAAGCGTATCGCCGACAAAGTAGCAAAGCTGATCAGCGGTTTTCCCAATCACCGAGCCAGCGCCAGAATCAATGTCAGTGGCCTGCCTGAGTTGATACTGCATCTTGGTGTAAATCTGTTCAAGCGTGCCGCCGTTCGCGGCGATCACTCGCCGGAATGGATACGAACCTCCGCCAATAGTTTGGTTTTGATTGGTTGCAAAATACTCGACCGTGATTCCAGTGTAAGGGGCATTCGCCGCCACCGTAGAATCATCTGCCACAATCTTGCTAACCTCCGCTTGCACCGAGACCGGCAGCGCGAGCTTGTATGCCCCTGTTCCAGACTCGGCAATCGCCGCCAAATCCTTTGAGTCATAGGTGTAGTTGTACTCGCGGCAAAAAATCCGAAAGAACGCACGTTCGTCGAAGTTGCCATTTGTGGCATCGCCGAGAACTTGAATAGCTTCGTTTGGCGCATCAGTGAAAGTAAAGTTTCTGGCCACCCCTCCAGAAGCTCGCTGATAGTAAAACTGAGCGCCAGATGGGAATCCAGAAGCGAGAGCAACCATGCCAACATAGACACGGTTTAAAACACCAGCAGCGCTGAATTCTGACCACCCGGCATTGCGGATCATTTGCCTAGTCGAGTCGTTCGCGGGCTTCCATCCGTTGAACGAGCCTCCAGGATCTCGCCCAAAAACATATTGCCCTGAACGATTGTCAATCTTGTTCATCGGGAACGGGAATGGCTGATAAGTGGCCGTCGCCCAAAGATCGACGAATTTTGACCACAATGCATTGCCATCCACGCCATCCTTCGCAACCAAGTTACCAGCAGCGAGCAAAGTGAACGTTTTAGCTGCCGTGTCTAAGGTCAACTCAGCACCCACATTCAGGCTATCGGGATCAATAATCATCGGCATAATTTATTCCAAGTAAGAGGGGTCTGCCACTTGCGCAACAGGCAGAGATGCGCTGGCGCTTGGCAATGCAAAGTTGCGAATGAAAAACGGAATCTGCCCGGACTTGTAAAC